CCCTATAGAGTGCTAATCCTGAAGATTATACTCGTAACGGCAACATATGCAATTGCTCCCCAAGCAGATGGTATTACCCCTGCTTTGAACAATCGGAAAGGCATTTTCTGCTTTCTGGTGCCAGAGTTTGTGCCAAGCCAAGGGCTTAGAACGAACGTATTCAAGCTGTTGATACGCTTTCTTCCACATTCTCTGTGTTCGGTTGAGTTTCTTCCAGGCTAACTTGCTAGAAGCTAATTCTCCTTCCTTTGTTGGTGAGATAAAGAAATCATCTATTAGCATATTTCTCCAGAGGAGCTCTAATAGTGAATTATAGATACTTTGGTTTTCTTTATCAAAATTACGTACACGGTTCTCTTGATCTATCATAGATCTTGAGGTTGTCTGCTCTAAATGTGTACGAGAGAGTATATTCTTAAATGTCTCATTTATAAGATCGTTAAGTTTACAATTTTTAACTTTGGTTACTCTCGATAGTGGTTCTTCTGGTAATTGTTTATAGACGACAGAAGCCATCCTCCGTTGATCATCCGTTATCTTAAGATAAGGACGAGGTCCCGGATCACAACCCAAACCACCTAACCACTCAGGAATATATTTATGGATCCCCATTAAGCGAGGATCAGCCAACTTGGCAGCGTGCTGACTCATAAAGAGCAAATCTATTTCTTCATAGATCGAATGTAAACCCATTAGTAGATCCCTATTACAAGGACCCATGTTTACAATATCGTACACACTGTCATCATTAGGCGAGAAAGTTGATTCTTTTCCCTTACACTGTTCCGAACGCTTTACCATCCGTACTAAGCCAAAATTTATGAAAGGAACTGCAAAGAAATTCCCTCTTTCATATAAGAAAGTTCGGGAGTTCATTTCCACAAATTCTGAAGAATAGAAGGTCTTACCTATAGAGTTGAAAAGACCCACACAGGAGGTTACACCAACCCATGTGTCAAAATTCTTAATCCTGAAGCAACAGTCGTCACCATTGATCAGACCAGGGAATTGTCTCATACTTACTTTGCGACCTCGATCTAACTCAAGAGAGGTCCTACAAACAGCAAAATTTATAATACAAAGTATTACAAAACTAAGCACTTTTCCCATTGGTTGAGCTTCCGTCTGTTGTCCTTCGACAACATTAACAGACCCTTTAAGGTCTTCCCACTCATAACTGATATAGTTATCGACTAGAGATCTTTCTGCAAGTCTCGTCATTCTTGGATCAAGCTTTAATTTCTCACATATATAGAGAATCGCCTCACGCGTGTAGCATGAATTCATCTCGTTTGTTGCATTATCATAATCACCAGACACAAAAGAACCATCAACGTCGGTTGACCACTTAAAGACATCGAAAAGATGCTTTGGTTCTAAAGGTGTTCCAGTAACTGAGAAACACTTAAATCTTAGCAAACAGTTTGCAAGATATTTCTGGAGTGGTTTTAATAACCAAGTCTCCAGTGGATTGGGAGTAGTGATTCCTCTAACTTTTAGAGCCTCAGACAATCCTATAGGGTGTATAACCGATCTTTCACTAAGACATCTTTCGACAATCTCAGGAATATCCAAGTCGTTATGATAACTAGGTACATCCATTTCTACATATTTACAATTAGTGGGATTATAGTACTCCTCAAGGGAGACCTCACTCTGTAGGGGGACAGTATCCGTTCCTTCATAAGGATTAACAGGTTTTCGAGTAATTCCATCGAATAAACCATGCTTAACTTTAATTCTGTATAAAGGATGGTCTTTAGGACCCAAATATTTCTTTACAACCCTGCACTGGCCGCCATCCTTAACAGGCGCCTCAGTACCAGAACTAAAACTTGGTACATGACTATATATTGGCTCGTAAACTGGAGCATTATATAGTAATTCATCTATTGATCTACGTATTTGAGAGTTAATAAAAGGTTGATTAATCACTTTTACCTTCTCTTCTTTCGTTCTTGCATTAAGATCAATATGAACATATTCTAGCTTAGGCTTATCTTGCCTTGTAAATAACTTAACAGTAGCTAGACAGGACTCATGACATGCGTCTGGTCCAGGGCGATCGGCCCCTTTCTTAATACCTCTGCAAATGCTGTCTACAAAAGACATCAGATACATGCGTTGTATTAAACTGCAATTCTTCCTCTTATAGCGTTCAAGAAAAGTTGTGAACGCCTTATCAAATATATTATGAGGTTCGTCCAAATCACCAAAAGGGTTTTTCGGAAACATCTCTGAGCCTTTAGCCCAAGATGCAAATGCAGCAAGTTTATACTTTGCAACCTTAATAAAGTTGTTTTCAACATGGTTTGCAAGTATGCACCAGTGTATAAAGGTGATGAGCATCCTATTATACATATTATGGAATGAATCTCTGTAACCAAATATAAACATTACTGTTACTATATCTTTGACAACTTTCCACAAGGGCACTAATTTCGGAGAAATTATGCGTTCTGTGAGGTAACCATTTTGTTTGGTACCTGTTCTTGTTTCAAAGAGAGAACACTTCCAGCGTTTGACATTATTTTCTGTCATCGCTAACTCAAGACGAATTACAGCTGGTAACTCTAATCCGAGTATGCCTTTTAAAGCTTCTGCGTCTTCGGAATGCTGACATCGACTTCGTTTTACAACTCTATCGATAAAAGTCCTTAGTCCCATAGGGACGTCACTTTCCTTCACCGGTGAATCAACTACTTCGGGGTTATAGACCTGATTTAGATCAAGATCACTTGGTCCCGTTGCTCGATTCTGATCAGCAAACACTCCTCCACTAAGTGGATTAAGGATCATCTTTTCTGACTTTTCTTCTAGAAAGGCAGCCCAAGGTTTTACGGCCTCGGGTGAGAGAGACGGTTCTGGCTCTATGTTAAGAGTCACAGAACGAGAAGGTGCCACCTTCTCCGTACTAAGATATGTTGCCAAATGTTTTTGCACATCATTTGGAGTCGCGGATGATTTTCGAAAGAAA